TAGGGATAGGACAACAGTTTTACACTCAATCCAAAAGATTAGGGGTCAATTGTCAAATAAGTTTGATGATACCATAAAAAAGGATGTTTTCAACTTAAATGTGCTTATTTAATTTGGTTATTAACACCAAAGTAGTTAATTTTAAACTCTAAAACCAACCAATATGAACGAACAACAACTGGCTAAAAAGCCACAACTTTCGTACACGAAAGACCAAGTAGAGTTAGTAAAATCGCAGATTGCTCCAGAAGCAACAGTTGATGAACTAAAACTATTTCTTTATCAAGCACAAAGAACAGGACTTGATGCATTATCAAGGCAAATTTATTGCATCCACAGGAACGTTAAAACGCAAAACGGATGGACTAAAAAAATGACAATCCAAACGAGCATTGATGGATTCCGAGTAATCGCTGAACGTAGCGGAAACTATGGTGGACAAAGCGAACCAATCTTTGTAGAACAAGATGGTAAGTTAATTTCTTGTAAGGTTTCAGTATTTAGATTTCACGGAGAAACAAGGTATGAAGCATCGGTAGGTGTGGCTTATTGGGATGAATATTGCCAAAGAACAAACGATGGCAAACCAATGGGTTTATGGGCAAAGATGCCACATACAATGTTAAGCAAAGTTGCAGAGGCATTAGCTTTAAGAAAGGCTTACCCACAAGATTTAAGCGGTCTTTACACAGGCGATGAAATGGCACAATCAACAGAGGAAACTCCAGCCTATATTAAGACGCACGAAAACTTAGAGGACTTAGAGTTAGCGATTGATTTATGCATAAATACTACCGAGTTAAGCCAACTTTATGCACTAAATAGCGAACTTGCAACTAAAGATGTAACTAAATTATTTACCAAGAAAAAACAAACTTTATGACACCAATAAATAAACTTTGGGATTTAAGAGAGAATGTTAAGTTCTGGAATTACAAAGTAGATACAAGCTACCCACATAACGCAAAGGAAATGATGGATAAGCTAAACGCAGCAAAGGATGAGCTTAAAAGACATAAATTAAGATATTTCCCAGAGTTGTTAAACCAACCTAAAAGGGATTACGTTCCTTATCAAATGTTAGCTGATAAATTTGAAGTATTTGAAAACTATTTAAACGATTAATTATGCCTTATTCAACTTGCTGCGGCGCACATACCACAATGGAGGAAATTGGAATTTGTCCAGATTGTTTAGAACATTGCGATTGGGAAGAAGAAGAAGATGAGGAGGAGTTAGAACAAGATAGACAAAACGAAATAGCATTAGAACAAGAACAATTAAATAAACATTAAACTTAAAACAATGATACAAATTAATAATGCTGCATTATATATGGAGTACTTGGGTTATAGAGTTTATAGTAATGGTAGAATATTTAGTTTAACAAGAAATAGGTTTATTAAGGCTTTTGATGATGGTAATGGTTATCTTACTGTCAAATTAAGAATTGACAATAAATCAAAAAATGTTAAAGTACATAGATTATTAGCTATGTTATTTATACCAAATTTTAACAATAAAGAACAAGTAAACCATATTGACGGAGATAAGTATAATAATAATATCAATAATTTAGAATGGTGCAGTAGGTCATATAATATGCAACACGCATACAAATTAGGATTAAAGAAAAAGGATAATTCTAAGTTTGTTGTAGATTTAGATACAGGTATCTTTTATGATTCGGCAAAAGATGCTGCGTTTGCTAAAAATATGAATTATAGAACTTTAAGAGTAAAATTAGCAGGATTTTATAAAAACAATACATCAATTATATACATTTAAAACAACAATTATGATAGTACTAAACATTTGCAAACAAGAAATTAATTGGAAGGAAGCTAAAAACGGAAAGCACTACGCAAACATAGCTACCGATTACTTAAAAGAAATTGACGAAAATAGTAACACCCACACAGTATGGAACAATCAAACTAAAGAAGAAAGAGCCGAAAAGGCAAAGAAAAACTATTGTGGCAGAGGCAAAGAAGTTGCTTTTAATGGAGTAAAGGCAACAGGTAAAAAAGAATTTGCCGTAAATAAACAAGAAAGCGAAGATGATTTACCATTCTAAAACAACCCCTCGTTGGGCGATAACGTAAAGCGCAAATTTAAAACCTACAACTATGAGCCAAAACCAACAAATCGCAAACTATCTAAATAAAGGTAGAAAACTAACCCCTATTGATGCTTTAAACAAGTTCGGATGCTTTAGATTAGCAGCACGAATAGCAGACCTTAGAAACAATGGTATGAACATTAAAACTACCATTATTAAGCTAAAAAATAAGAAGCAAATAGCACAGTATTCGGTTAATTGATTATATTTGCAGTAGAATGTACGAGATTCTAATCTAAAACTTTTTGCCCAAGGAGGCGTTGGTACTCGTACTACCAGCAAATCTGCGGGCTATTTTATTTTTATGACTTACTCAGAAAAACTAAAAGACCCAAGATGGCAAAAAAAACGTCTTGAGGTTATGAAAAGGGATGATTTTAAATGCAAATTATGTAATGATGAAACAACTACATTACACATACATCACAAAAGTTACGATTTTGGGAAAGAACCTTGGGATTATGATTTAGATAATCTTACAACACTATGTATTCCTTGCCATGAATTAGAAGAATTAGCAAAAAATAAACTTAAAGAGTTGATGTTAAGACTTGAAAAAGCTGGTAATTTTAAGCATAAAATAGTAATGGAATTTTATAACAATGTTTATTTAAAATATATTAACAATGCCTAAAAGATTTACTGACACAGAAAAATGGAAAAAGCCTTTTATTAGGTCTTTAAAAGCCCCTTATAAGCTGCTTTGGTTATATGTATGTGATGACTGCGACCATTCTGGAATATGGCAAGTTGATATAGAAGTTGCACAAATAAGGATTGGCGAAAAATTAGATGAACAAAAAGCATTAGAGTATTTTGGCGATAAAATAATACCATTAGAAAATGGCTCAAAATGGTTTGTTCCAAGTTTTATAGAGTTTCAATATCCAAGCGGTTTAAGCGAAAACAATAAAGCACATACAGGAATAATCAAAAATTTAGAAAGGTATAAAGAACAAATTGACAATTATAAGCCCCATACAAGCCCCTTGCAAGGGGACAAGGTTATGGTTATGGATAAGGTAATGGTTAAGGATAAGGTTAAGGTAATGGTAACAATGCCATTTGAAAGTGAAGAATTTATAAATTATTGGGAAATGTGGAAGGAATTTAAAAGAAAACAATTTAAGTTTACATACGCTACTCCACAAAGCGAACAAGCAGCTTTAAAAGACTTGGTTAAACTATCAGATGGAGATGAACAAATTGCACTACAAATAATTGAACAATCATTAGCAAAAGGCTGGAAAGGTTTTTTTGCACTTAAAAACGAAACAAATGCAACAGGAATTAGCTACAATCGCAAACCAACTTTTACAGAGCAACAATCCAATTCCCTTAGAGATTTATACTAAACTTGATAAAGAGGAACAAAAGGTTGTAATGGCTTTAGAAACAATGAGTGTTGGTAGATGCTCACCTATTGAGGTGAAAGAACATTTAAAGACCTGTATAGCTTTAAGCGGATGTCAAACCCCTACAATAGAGTTGTTTCAGTTTTTATGCGAATTTGTTATAAAGAATTACGGAAACTTTAAACTAAAGGAACTTGGAGTGGCATTTGAACTTTACGCAATGGGGAAATTATCGGTTGACAAAGCGATTATGTTTACACCTAAATTCTTTGGGGATGTAATGGCAGCTTATAAGCCAATAGCTTTGCAAGTAAGACAAAAGACATATGTAGAACCGCAACCAATAGAGATACCTAAAATACAAGATGATGAGATTATTGAGGCATTGTACGAAAACTGGGAGAAGTCGGCTAAAAGAGGCTGGGAATTGCTAAATACAATGGCTTTTGATGTACTTTGGAAACGAAAGGAACTAAACAAGGAGAATCTAAGTCAAGAGAAGGCAGACCAAATAAAGAAAAAGATAATAGCACATTACAAAGTAACGGCTAAAACACCTAAAGACTTAGAGAAATTAAATAATGAAATATTTATCAAAAACGAGTGCAAAAGATATACTTTGTACCTATTTTTACAAAACCAATTATAGCCACCTCAAGAATTAAATATTTTTAACCAAGATAGTAATTAGGGAACTTGGGGTGGTTTTTTAAACTTATGAAACAATTAACATTTATTTACGAATTGCTAAAGTTTACGCTTATCAGTGTTCCTTTAGCTTGTTGCATTTATTTAACTGCACATTTATACTTTGAAATAAAACGATTATTGAGATGACAGGAATAGACAACAACATTGAGGTTAAATTAATTTATTTAGATACAAAAGAGGAAATATGGTTTAGGTCAATAGCAAAGGCGATTAGGTTTTTAGGTACTGACTACAAAACGATAATGACCTATATGAACCCAATTAACAAAAAACGATACAAGCATAACGATAGATTATGTGTTGTGCGACTAAAAAAATGAAAAGAGTAATAAACTTTAGTGGAGGTAAAACAAGTGCCTTAATGACTATCCTTAATTATCGTGATGGCGATTTAGTAATATTTGCTGACACAGGTAGGGAGCATCCTAAGACTTACAAGTTTATTAATGACTTTGAGGCACACGAAGGCATCCCAATTATTAGGGTAATGTTTGAAGGTGGTTTTAGGGGTATGTTAGAAAAAAAGAAATGGAAACTAATACCAAATAGAGTTAAAAGAGAATGCACGATTGAACTAAAGATAAAAACTGCTAAACGCTGGTTAAGGGCAAATTACGGCAAACAAAACTACGAATGGCTTGTAGGTTTTAGAGCAGATGAGGAACGTAGAGTTAAAGGATATGAAAAAAGACAGGCTTATATACACCCAAAGTTTCCTTTGTACGAACAAGGCATAGACAAGGCACAAGTAAATGACTATTGGAGTAAAAAGCCTTACACTTTGGAAATCCCAGCTATTTTAGGAAATTGTACTTTATGCTTCCTTAAAGGCAAAAATGCAATAGTAAACATTATGCGTAGCTATCCAGAGTTAGCAAAAGAATGGATTGAAGATGAAGAAATGAGCAAGGAATTTGGCAATGGGCATACATACTTTCAAGATACAACTTACAAGCATCTTTTAATGTTAGCACAAAATGATCTATTCAAAGGTCAAGACCTAAACGAACTAAATTCTGCATATTCTTGTTCTTGTACAAGTTAAACCCTAATTTTGCTTTATGCCATTGATACCTTTACCTAAGTTGTTAGAAAAGACCCAAAAGGTAGTAAATGCGTATATAAGGAAAAGGGATGAAGGTTTACCTTGTATTAGTTGCGGAAGCTACAATGGTAATCAAGCTGGACATTACTTTACAGTTAAAGGGTATTCGGCTTTAAGGTTTAACGAATGGAATATACACTTGCAATGTGCTGGGTGCAATATGTTTAAGCACGGCAACCAAGCAATGTACCGAATAGGACTTGTAGAAAGGATAGGTGAAAAAGCGGTGAAGGAGTTGGAGTTTGAGGCGGTTAACAATAGGCTAAAGAAATGGACAAGAAGCGAATTAGAGGAAATAATAGAAAAGTATAAAAATGGTTGATACAAGTAACATATTTGAAACGTGCAAAGAGCAAGAAATAGCTGGTTATCCTTGCTATGTTTTTGAGATTGATGGAACTACGCATTATGTATTTGGCGAAACCCAAGAACAAAGATTTAATTTTATGGCAGATTTAATCAATAATTATGGCGAAAGTAAGCAGCAATAACAAAGTATCATTTGGGAAAAGGCGATGTGGCAAGTACAAAAAAACATCTGGTCCTAAAGACAAGGCGGTTAAACCATATCGTAAACAAGGCAGATAATGAAAGACACATACGGAAAGAAGCTATATACCTGTAAATGCGGTTCAGTTACCGAAGGATATGTATGGTTTGGTAAAATAAAAGAAACCCAATTTGAATGTACTAAGTGTGGCAAATGGGTAGGATATGAAAACTTAGAAAAGAAAGCAGATAGTATTATTTCAATACGAACACCAACTAAAAACAGATAATGAATATCAACGAAATTAAACCTAACCCTAACAATCCAAGAATTATTAAGGATGACAAGTTTAAGAAGCTGGTAAAGTCAATCCAAGACTTTCCACAAATGCTTGAACTTAGACCAATAGTTATAGATGAGAACAATATTGTTTTAGGTGGCAATATGCGTCTAAAGGCTTGTATTGAAGCTGGACTTAAAGATGTACCTGTAAAACAAGCTAAAGAACTAACTGAAGATCAAAAGAAAGAATTTATTGTAAAGGATAACGTAGGGTATGGCGATTGGGATTGGGATGATCTTGCAAACAATTGGGATGAACAATTACTTACTGAATGGGGATTAGATATACCAAACTTTGATTCTGGTGGATTTGCAGATCAAAATAAAGAATTAAGCCTTGATGATGTAAGTGATTCAATGACTATAAACTTAAAGTTTACTGAACAAGAATACTACATAGTTAAGGAACAATTACTAAAAATAGCACCTACACCTGAACAAGCTATTTGGAAACTTTTAGGAAATGATTAATTACGAATATAATAACCATAAGTTCCCTTACAATTGGAATTTAGCAGATGGTTATCCTGCAAAAGGAATAGAAAAGCATAATTTAAAAGTATTTGGCACATTTATTTGTGGTGGCGGTTCAACAATGGGTTATAAATTGGCTGGATATAACCATATTGGTGGGGTTGAAATTGACCCACAAGTAGCAGATATTTATAAAACAAACCACAATCCAAAGCACTTTTATAATGAAGATATTAGATTATTTAATAAAAGAACTGATCTACCAGAAGAACTGTATAATCTTGATTTATTAGATGGTAGCCCACCTTGTTCTACATTTTCAATGGCTGGTAGCAGAGAAAAGGCTTGGGGTAAAGAAAAGCAATTTAGGGAAGGGCAAGCTGTTCAAACTTTAGATGATCTTGTATTTGAGTATTGTAATACTATTATTAAACTACAACCTAAAGTATTTTTATTAGAAAATGTAAAGGGTATTATCTTAGGAAATGCTAAGGCTTATTCTAAAAAGATTATACAAACAATGGAACAAGCTGGATATAAAGTACAAATATTCCTTTTAAATGGTGCTTCTATGGGTGTTCCACAAAGGAGAGAAAGAGTATTTTTTATAGGGCATAAGAAAGAACTAAACTTTAAACCTTTAAGATTAGATTTTAACGAAAAACCAGTATTATATAAGGAAATTGAAGATGGATCAGTAGGTAAACCTATAACAGGAGAATCTTTAAGACTATGGGAGAAATGCCCTGCTGGATATAGTTTAGCTAAAGTACATGAAAAAGGACATTATTTTGGTTCATTTAAGATAAGCCCTAATATAGTTTGTAATACAATAATAGCAACTGATTCAAGCCCAATATTCCATTATAGTAAACCAAACTCCCTTTCAAATAGTGATTTTTGTAAAATAGGAACTTATCCTTTAGATTATAACTTTAAAGAATTAAGACCTAAATATTTAATAGGAATGAGTGTTCCACCTGTAATGACTGCTCAAATTGCACATCAAATTTGGTTGCAATGGTTTAAAAGTTAACTTTGCAATAATTAGAGAATATTAAGAAAATATGGCAAACGAACATAATTTAATACCAGCACAAAAAGGCGAGGTAAGAAACCCAAAGGGAAGGGGTAAGGGTGTGCCTAATAGCAAAACAAGACTTTTACGATTATTGGAGTTGGTTACTAAGGTACGCAACCCAGTAACAGGAGAAGATGAGGAGTTTACAATAGCGGAACAGTTAGATATGCAAATTATAGCAAAGGCGAGGAAAGGCGATTTAAAGGCTTACGAAATACTATTAGACCGATTAGAGGGCAGACCAAAACAAACAACCGACATAACCGCTGACATAAAGGGTAATGTGCAAATCACAATAGAACCAGATGCAGATTGTCAACCAATTAAAGATTAAGGCTACACCTGTATTCTATGCTAATAAAAAGGCATACGAAGAAGGTTATCCTATAATATGCAATGAAGGTGGTTCAAGGTCAAGTAAAAGTTATTCGGTTGTTCAGTTGTTAATTCATATTGCTTTAACCAAGCCTAATACAAGAATTTCGTGTGTATCTCATTCCTTACCACATATTAAGCGAGGAGTTTATAGGGATTTCAAAAACATATTAGAGCAATGGAATATTTGGGATGAAAAGGATTTTAGGTACACGGATTTTATTTATACGTTTAAGAACGGCTCTTACATAGAGTTATTTGGATTAGAAGACCCTGACAAAGCCAAAGGACCAGCAAGGGATATATTATTCGTAAACGAGGCAAACCTAATTAGCAAGGCTTTGTTTGACCAGCTTTTGATTCGTACTACTGGACAATCATTCTTAGACTGGAATCCAGCCGATTTTATTTCTTGGGTGTATGAAGTAGCTGATAACCCAAAAAACAAGCGAATCCATTCTACCTACCTAAACAATATCTCAAACCTTAGCGAAAGCCAAATAAGAAACATTGAGCAATATAAGGACTTGCCAGATGATTTTATGTGGAAAGTTTACGGCTTAGGAGAACGAGGTTCGGCAAAGGAAATTATTTATACTCAATGGAAACAATACGATGAAGCACCAGATGGGGATGTGTTTTATGGATTGGACTTTGGTTATGTTCACCCAGCTGCACTTATTAAGGTTACGCACCACGAAGGACAAAACTACTTTGAGGAAATAGTTTATCAAAGTGGATTAACTCTTAGCGACCTATCAAGACTGATTAAAGAGAAGCTACCAGAACGAGCAACAATCTATGCGGATGCTGCCGAGCCTAAATCTATTGAGGAACTTTACCGACAAGGGTTTAACATTAAACCAGCACAAAAGGATGTATGGGCAGGAATAGTAAAGATGAAATCTTATCCAATAAACTTGCACTACAATAGCAAAAACCTAAGAAGGGAGTTTATGTCTTACAAATGGAAAAAGGATAAAAACGATAACGTAATAGAAGAACCTGTAAAGGCAAATGATGACTTGATGGATGCTTGTAGGTATGCCGTATTTACGCATTTAACCAAGCCTAAATTTGAGGTGTCGGTATTTTAGGATAAATTGTCTAACTTTGTTAAAATTCATATATAATGGGATTACTTGACTTTTTTACTAAAAGACAAAAACTATCAACTGTTTTACCACAAATTCCTTTTAACGGACAAGTAGCAATACAACAAGGAATAATAACTTGGCAGGGCGGAGATAATATTAGCTTTGTTCGTGATGGTTATTCGGCAAATGATATAGTTTATTCAATCGTAAAATTAATTACGGATAAAGCAAAACTTGCACCATTCCACGTTTACAAAGTAGTTGATGAAACTTCCGCAAAGAAGTATAAAGCGTTAATGAGCCAACCAGATAAGATTGAGAACTGGAAAGACATTGAAAAGCTACATAAGAAAGCATTTGAATTATATACAGGCGATGCAAGATTAAACGAGTTATTAAAATATCCAAATGGTGAAGATACTTTTGGTGATTTCGTAGAGGCTTGGTGTGCGTTTAAGTTAATTACAGGTAACTCTTTCATTTACGCAAAGATGATTGAAGGTGGTAACAACAACGGCAAACCTTATGAAATGTACGTGCTACCTTCTCAATATATGTACGTGTTAGCAGACATTCAAAATTTCCCACCAACTATTGCTGGGTATCAATTGAATTATGGTCCACTTTGGAACTTTACTAAACAAGAAATATTACAAGACAAATACTTTAATCCACAATGGAATACAACTGGGAATCAACTATATGGTCAATCACCATTGATGGCTGCTGCGAAAAACTTGACTCGTTCAAACGAAGCGAAGACTGCAGCGGTTGCTTCTTTCCAGAATGGTGGTCCAGCTGGAGTTCTTTTTATGAATGATGAACGCTTTGACCCTATTAGTGGAACACAACAAGCACAAGCACTTAAAAAGGCGGTGAGTGAGAAAGGTGGCTCTGCTAACTTTAATTCAATTGCGGTTAGTGGCTATAAAGTGGATTGGAAACAAATCGGATTGAGTCCTGTTGAATTAGATATCATTGAAAGTGAGAAATGGGATATGAAAGCACTTTGTAACATTTACGGAGTACCTGCTCAACTTTTAAACGATAGCGATAATAAAACTTATAACAACCAAAGAGAAGGAGAAAAGGCATTGACATTACGTTGTGCTATTCCTTTGCTTACAGGTATTAGAGATAACTTAAATCGTAAACTGCATTCTGATTGGGGTTATAGAAATACTGATATTTATGTTGACTTTGATGCAACTGTTTATGGAGAATTAGAAGCAAACAAATCGGAGCAAGTTGAATGGTTGGATAAGGCTTGGTGGATTGCACCTAAGCAAAAGATGGATATTATGGGATTAGAGATTCCAGATTACATTGACCAAACGGAAATGGAAAAATTATACATTCCTTCAAGTTTACAAAGTCCAGATGAATTTCAACCATTAACGTTACCAAATGAATAGTCAAGACATTTTAGACAAGTTATTTGATTTAAAGGTTAACCTTAAAGCCGACCTTAGCGAGGTTATCGATGAAGTTTACGCAAAGTACCACGATACAGTAAATATGTCTTACACCGAGTTAAAGGCTTGGAGTGAAACTAAATGCTCACGTTTAGCATCATTAGATAGAAGTCCAGTAAATAGGAACTTAAATCTATTGAGTAAGAAAAAAGCTGATTGGGGTGCAAATGAAGTTAAGTCTGCAAACAGAACCATTAGCTTTGTTAGTAGAATGAAAAATATGGAGCAAGGTAAACCTGTAAACAAAGAGTGTCCATCTAAGAGGGATATTTCCTTAAAGAACTGGGCATACAATCCTAACAAATGATTTGGCAAGATTATAGAAAACTATACTTAAACGCAATAAAAACCTATTCGCCAAAGTTCAAGAAAGAACTACAAAGGCAAGTGGATACTTATTGCGATACCCAAGATTTAAACGCTATAAGCGATAAGAAAATAAAAAAGACCATCCAAAACGTTCATATTGCAATGGGCGTTAAGATGGCACAAATTGCCGAGAAAAACGTTTCTAAATCGGTTAAAGGTTATTACGGACCAGAGGAATTTAAAAGTAAGCAAACGGACTTGTTTACTTATGTGATGTTGACTTATCTTGAATTAAAAGGATTAGATAATATAGCAGCCGAAATAACTCAAACAACAAAGAACCAAATTCAACAATACTTAATCAAGTCTGTTGAAGAAGGATTGACAATGCAAGAAACAATCAAGCTATTAAGAACGGCTGGTATAACGGACTACCGAGCCGAAATGATAGCAAGAACAGAAACAGGTAGAGCAGCGAACATTGGCTCTATGGTAGGCACGGCTGCAACTGGACTTGTAACTATGAAGGAATGGATAGCAGCGAGGGATAACCGAACAAGGCGAGTGCCACGAGATCAGTTTGACCATTATCATATGGATGGAATAAAAGTACCTTACGATGAAAAATTTAATGTTAAAACTAAGAATGGCGGTTTTGAGCAAATGTTACATCCTTGCGACCCAAGTGGAAGTGCTGGGGATGTTATCAATTGCCGTTGTACGTTAGGCTATGAAGCGGTAAGAGGTGAAGATGGTAAGCCAAAAAGATTGCAAGATAACCCACCGAGAGGAGATATGGGGTTAGTGTGGAATCTAATAAATAACGTGGCTTTGATGCAAATTTCTAACTTAATAAGAGATTTGTTAGCAGATTAAAAAAAATTAATAACTTTGTTATATGAGTAAGATTGAAAACAAAAGCTACAATGATATGATTTTGGATATAGAGCCAGAATCAAGAACAGTAAAAGCGTGTTGGTCAAGAATTGGAAAC